TAGAACACCGTTATCGCCGTAAGGTTTGTGGCGACGGATATAAAAATATCGTCTACACGAATACCGTTCGACGGGATGTTTACCGAATGCGTGGTAGATGCGTTGAAATCCAGATCAAGCACGGTAGCCCCGCCACTTCCGTCAGTGACGGTAAGGCGGGGTGTACCTGCGGCTGTTTTCAACTGTATCTGACGAATCCGAGCAGGACCTACAGCAAGCGAACCTGTTGCAGTCACACGTTTTGATTTTACATCAGAATCAGCCATAACAGCCTCCTATTAAGCTAGGTTGTTGTTTTGCTGATACAGAATTGTAAAACGAACCAAACCTGCGCTTGTTGCAGCAGAAGCAGTTACAGTCAAACGAATGTCTGCTGTTCCAGTGTCCTGCCAAGCCAATGCAGCACCAGCTTGTGTTGTGGGATACTTCCGACCAGCGTCTGTTCCAGATGCAAAGGTATTCAGAATTGTGGCTGCGCCCCCTACCGTATCCCCAATACTAAGATTGGTAGTACCGCTTGCTGCCGTAATAATGTCGATTACGCAATCAATAATCTGGGAGTTTGCAGGGATAACAACATCCGTTACTTGCGCGGCAAGTGCGCCACCAGAAAGGTCTGCTGAAAAAGTCTGAGCCATAACAACTTGGCCAACATTTGCAATGTTAGTCCCAAGGGATGTGCCCGTGGTGTTTTTGATAGTTCCGGCCTTAATAGGTCCAGAAAAAGTAGTTGTAGCCATGTGTCTCTCCTGTCGTGGCTAGTGTCAGCCCATTAGGGGCTGTCAGGGATATAAAAAACTATACAATAAAAAAGGGCGACTGTGAAGCCGCCCTTTTTCGTCAAGGTATTTAAAACCTTATGCGCCCGGTGTGCCGAACACACAACGCCAATCAGAAACGCCGAAGCTGTAACGCTCACGGGCCTTAAACCGCATATTTCCGGTGTCAAAGTCACCTTCCATAGCAGTCTTGATTGGTGAACGGTTGAAGAACTTGAAGCCGTTCGGTGCATCCGTCTTGATGAAGAAGGCATCTGTGTCAGTCAGGAAGTGGTTAACCACTGCACCTTCTGGCAACATACCCATGTTCTTCATGGCGTTTGCATCGTTGTCGGCTGTTCCTGAACGCAGGTTAGAGTTGATTACCCGCTCTGCAATGAATTGCAGTTCTTTCGGGATAATCAGCTTTGTACCACGTACAGCAATCTTCAAGCCGCGCTCGTCAGTCAGACCAGCAACGTCAATCAACATCTGCTCAAGAGAAGTCTCATTGAGGTCAGCCGCTGTTGACAGCAGGTTGCGCTGGTTACCAGACAGAGACGGGTGAGCGGCAGAGCAAAGTGCTGCACCATCACCAACAGGGCTGCCTGTGCTGAACGCATTGTTCAGGATTGCAGCAGCCTTGATTTGCTTTGTCTGAGCCATTGAACGAGCCAATGCCTTTGTGTAACGAGACGCAAGACGGTCGTAAAGGTTATCTTCAATCGCTTCTTCAGTGATTGAAAATGCCAGTGCAATCGTCTCATGTGTGTAACGAGCAGTGTATGTCTCTTGAGCATCGTCAAAGTTGATGGCAGCGCCCTCACCTTTAACTGGTGCTGTTGAGAAACCACCGAGCATCACCTCTTCTTCAAATGCGCGATCTGATGACTCTTCTTCAAAGATTTCACCATGCTCATTTTCGTAGCGGTCATACTCAAGTCCGAACAAAGCATTTAGTCCGGGCTCAAGCTCTTTCGCTAGTTGTGCGCGAGAAATAGCCATTATCTATCCCCTCCTTAAATGCCGGTTGACAACGACGTTGTCTGTGAAGCCGAAGCTGCCACAGGCGCGTTGTGATGGAAGTTAAACCGAACTACGAAGTTCACACCAGCAGATGCGTACTCAAGGTTAGCCACATCTTGTGTGAGGCCAACAATACGCATAAACAGCGTTGCTGTTACTGCGGCTGTAGAAATGTCTAGTTCAGCAGTGGAACGACCGTTTGCAGTTGAGCCAGAAGTCGCTGTTGCCAGTGATGCGTTAGCGAAAACGTCAGCAAGTGCAGTTGCACGATCTGTTGTTGCGCCGTCAGCAGCTACCATGAACAGTTGGTTCGGGTTGTCAGCTACAAAAGCCTTTACCGGGAAGTTCGTATCAATGCTAGCATTGTTAGAACCGGGCCAGTAATTTTTGAAGACAGTCTTTTTTGTAGAGCTATCTACGTACTCAACACCCATCAGGACGCCTAGAGCAGGAACTGTACCACCATTGGCATTACCAACAATGTCAATCACACCAGCAGCCAACGGAATTACCGGTGAATACTGAAAAATTGCATTTGTATTGTTGGATGCGATCTCATATTGAGTCACGCCAGTAGTGTTGGCACCTGCGCCATTTAGCCCGATAGGACGAAGGCCAAAGGCAGTATCTTGATTTGCCATTTGATTTTTCTCCTAATCAGGGCGGCCCTTTGAATTATTTCTGTGGACCGCCAAAGGTTACACGAGATTGACGGTCAGGTTTACTGATCGTCATGGTTGAATGTGCATTCTCACGCATCATGTCAGAGTCTACAGCCTGCATCTGGTCAGCGTTTCTCTGAGAGAAATACTCTGTCCGTTCTGCCACTGTTTCCAATGGAATCCGTGCGAGAATAAGTCCACCTACTCCAAACACACCTTCGTATTTACCTGATTCGACTACCGGGGACTCAAAGTCTGGGTACTCATCCTTACGGACCAGTTCCCACCCTTCACGCATTTTTGCGCTTACGTTTTTAGTATCGTCAAAACCACGGGTTTCAGCCCTGATCCAACGATGCTTAAAACCATCCGGTGCAGGTGGTGCATCTAACATAGACGGGGGAGCCCACGGCTTACGCCTTGCCGTTTTTTCCCTAGATTGGTTTGCGCGAGAAGTCCGTTTTACAGAACCTTCAAACATTTCGTTTTGTTCTTCAGCCATTTACTTACTCCTTCACGTATTTCGCGTATTCTTCAAGCGGCACACCCAATTTTTTCGCTATCGCGACTTGGCTAGGGGTGAGTCTAACCTTTTTCCCACTACTGCGCCCAGAGGTATTGCGGGATACGGAAGCAACCGTCTGTGCGGGTCGTTTGCTACCACCGTTAAGCTTATGCGGAAATTCATTCGCAATGCGCTTGTCCAGTTCAGTATAGTAGTCATTTGACTGCGGGTCAAACCCTTCGTTTTCCACAAGCTTTTTATGGATGCCAAATGCTGCATACGTCATGGCCTCGTCATCGCCAAACCAGCTATTACGATTAGCCCACTCTTCAGCTTTGGGGTCCGGTCTGCGAACCTGCTGCTGCGGCATAGGCTGCTGTACTTGCGCCTGACGCTGTGCTTGAGCCTGCTGAGCGTAACGCTCCTGCTGAACCTTCGCCTGCTGAGCACGGTCGTTTTCAATAGCCAGCTTAGTAATCTTCCGCTGAGCCTCAATAACGCCGTTGGTGTCACCAATCTCAATCGACTTGGCAAGGTCTTGCTCTGCCGCGCCCATCTGAGTTTCAACACGGCTAGTGTACTCCGACACATAATTAGTGTCCAAAGTGTCCATGCGCTGCTTTAGCTGTTGAGCTTCCGCCTGCACGTTCTGAGCATACTTTACCGCTTCCTCACGCTGACGCTCCGCTTCACGCATCTTTTTAGTCAAACGGTCAATACGCTTCTGCGTGGCGTTTTCAGCTTTGTCAAAATTATCGTCGTCCGACGCCGCTTCTTGCGCGTCGTCCTGTGCCTCAAGCTCTATTTCCTGCTCTTGGCTGTCATCCAAATCAAGTTCGATCTGTTCTTTTTCTTCTGCCATTTTTATCTCCTAGAAATGCAAAATATCTTCAGGCTCTTCAATTTTAGCTAAAACTTCGTCATCGTTTAGAATACGAACTTCGCCACCATCAATCTTAAAACGCGAACCAGCATATCGGGCAAACATTACCCAATCACCCTTCGCGCACCACGGTCCAGAAGGAAACTTTTCCGCGTCACAAAAGGCTAAATCCCCCACTTTGAGGACATAACCAACCTGAGTAGATACTGTCTGTTCTTCCACAACCGCATTTGGCAGATAAATTCCGCCATCGGTCTTGCCTTTACCACGGTAGGGGAGAATGAGCAGTCGCCAGCCGGTAGGGCTTGGCAGTCTGTCTAAGAGAGACCCTGTTATAGCTTCAGGGTCTAATACCTTATCGGTAACGTCTTTATAAGCGGAAGCAATGTTTTCTACACCTTCCGCAACCTCTGTGAGGTCAATCTTTGCGTCAGTCATTTGATCGCTCCTGTTTTTCTAGCAGGCCCTTGAGTTCCTGTTCCACGTGATTTAGGGCGGTTAAATTCCCCATAAGCTCACGATACTGCTCCATGTTCTTGACATTGTCGTATAACAACAAGTCTTGAACTGCCCCCCGCCGTTCTTTAATTATCCGAAAAACGGCTTCGGCAAAATGTATTTCATCCAATCGTATATCTCCGCATTAAGTCTGATATAGTATTATACCATCTCTAATGCAAAGTCACGAGTTTCTTTATTCCTGCGAAGCCAACCCTTGCCAAAAGTGTCAAAAGTACGAAGGCTCCGATAAAACTCCTCCCGCTCCTTAGTTACGTCTTCAATGATTTGAGCCGCGTCAGCGGCGTTTACCGCCGCAACAGTCATAGGCCCTATTGCACCGTCTACTGTTGCTCCTGCGGCCTTCTGTAGAGCTTTAGCAGCCCTTCCCGGCCCGCTGTTCACGGCCCAGTCAAAAATGCAGAAATCTACCCCCGCTGGAAGCTCGTCTCCACGGATACGATCCCAGTAACCCGTCTTGTATATTGTCTGAACGTGCTCTTCGGGGATGTTTTTGAGCTCACTAACGTCTTCCAGTGGCCGATCCAAAAAATCAGCGTAAGTTTTATGCGTGATACCCTTGTTAGTAGCGCCACCCGGATCATTCGGGTGATCTACAAAACCGCCTTCGTGGTGCAGCACCATGTCAAGGCTTTTAAAAAAGCTGGCTTCCATTATTTAGTCAATCCTTTTACTTTTTCTACTGTGCGAAGTCCGCCAAGGCCAAGCATCCCAAGAAGAACAGTCATAAGGCTGTCCATATCAAAGGTAGGTAGCTCTGGCGCTTCCATGCCTGCGTATGCAAAACCAAACATAGTCACAGGCGCGAGAACGAAGTGCCATATCATGGCCGTCGCTAGGCCCCAGCCAAGAAAGGGCCGCCAGCCCGCCACAAAAATAGACCGATGCTGCGCTTCGGCCTTGTTAATTTCAATTTGACCCATGTTGGCTTCATGCGCCTGCTTTGTAGCAAGAGTAGCTATCTCATGCGCCAAAGCGTTTTTTTGATCTTTGTCTTCGATGAACTTATCTAGTAGCCCTGAAACTGGGCCTATCAGTGCTTGTAACATTAGTATATCGCTCCTATCCTTAGTCTAACAGTTTCGCCACTTGTGGTTTACCGTCTGGTCCTGTCTCAAACTCTACTTCGCGCTTTTCGCAGGAGTATCTAGTGTTCCGGGAGTCTTTCCAGCCTAACCGTTCAATCTTACGCTTTACACTCAAACACTCAGAAATACCATCTCTGTGGGTATATTCTACAGCTTCGCCGCCCATATACAGAATAAGAACTATAGTTAAAACACCCATCATTCACCGCCGTTCCTTAGTTTTTCTAGGTTCTCTTCTAGATTACTAATGCGCTTTTCGTAGAACTCCAGTGTTAATTTTTGCTGTTGGTCATATGGAGCGCGGCCTTCTTCTATTTCGGTAGTTAGTTTTTCTAGCTCCGAAGCTATATGTTCTATCAACATAAACTGCTCAGAATCTGCGGGTAAGCTACCCATTTCGCCGCGGGGCCACTTAATGCGAAACTCTGTGTTATGCTCCAAATCGGACTTCATCATCGTAATGTTGGTTTCGATTTGGTTTAGCCGCTCTATAATCCCAAAATAAGCCCATGTAGCAACAGACGCAGCAACGACCATCGAAAGAATATTGCGAAGGGGTAAAGCTACTTCTGTGTTTTCACTTATTTTAGCTGCCATCAATACAAATCCTGACTTGCGGCTACTTTAACCGGTTTACAGTATGCTGTAGCTTTATGCTCAGTAGGAACACCACTTATACTTCCGTAGTTTCCGTAGCGTTTTGTCACCTGACTAGCAAAATAGTTACAATCCGTTACAGACCTAAAATACATATCTTGGCTCTGTACCTTGCCTCCCAATATAACTATCAGCAAAAACGCGTGTATCATTTCTTACTCGCCCAAGCGGTAGCGCCCATATACGCACCTACAATGCCCGCCCCAGAAATGTAAAATAAATTAGAAATGTCGGATAAAGCTTCAACGCGTTCAATAGGAATAAAAAACATTGCTGCGGTAAAGATACCCATAGCACTCAAGGTAAAACGCGCCATACGTAGTTGAGCCAGATGTTTCCTAGACGCATCTTCAGTAGCTTTAATCTCTTTGGCTCTGGCAATTTCATCGTCAGTTATGGTTCCGTCACCATCCGTGTCGTACTCAGCGTACTTTGACTTTGTCTCAAATTTTTTAGAAGCCATGATTTACCCCCTTGCTACGAGTTATGCTTCTGATACAGCCACCAAATAAAGACACCCAGCGCCACTATGCCCAATAAAAAACAAACGGTAACAACCGTAACTTCTATCCACCACTGAACACGTTTTTTAGCTGCTTCTTCCGCTTCTCTACGAGCTTTGCGGGCCTCTGTCTGAAACCTAACCCAGTCATGCCAGAGTCCGGGCCTTCCGCAATAAATCATTATTTGCTTCAGTTCGTCTTCTTGCTCCTTAACACGTTCTAGTGCCATAAACTCCTCAAAGTCCGTAGTCTTATGAGTAGCCTTCTTCTTGTTTACCTTTTTCTGTAGAGCCTCTTTCGCCCCTACAATTTCACCAATTTTGTGCGCGTATTGACCTAATTCACGACCGTTGGAAACGGCTTTTTTAATGACCGAAAAAGCCGCGTTGGCGGCAGCAAGTTCTGCTAACATTGTGCCCCCAAGCAATCCCTAATTAATACACTAACTACAACCGTTATAACCGCCGCCCTTTACCGCAGCACCCATGCCACGAGCCGTCATGCGGCTCATGCTAGTCGGAACCTTTACGTCCGCTGTCTTGCCGTAAGGAATACGACCCTGATTGTCAATCTGGGCATATTCAGCCGCTTTTGGGGCCGCACCCGGCTTATTTGTTACAATTTTAACTACGCTTTTCATTCTAGTCTCCTCGCTGTTTAAGCATTTCACGTTCCATAGCAGACTGAATGCGCTTGTCCGTCTGCCGCTCTTGCGCCGCAAGCCGCTGCTGGAACTGATCCGCCCGCAACCTTTGGTTCTGTGCATCCAAGTTGAGCTTCGCTTGGTCATTCTGTGCATCAGCCTGTTCGGCCTGTGCCTTAATCTGAAGCTCCTGCTCCTTGAGTTGTACCAGAGGATCAGGCCCTTCACCCGACACCTGCTGTGACATCTGCTTGACCATCTGCATACCTTCCGCAATAAACTGTGCAGTAAGCCCCTCAATTTGCAGCATCTCTTCCTCAGTAGCCGCTTCACCACCCGCCGCCTGACGGCTCTGGATAAACTGAACCGCCGCCCGCTCACGCGCTGCAATCCTTACGTGCTCCATGATGTGCTTCTGCAAAGCCATTGCAATAGCAGGCATACTACCAACCATCGGCGTCGAACCAAAAACCATGTGCGCCATAATATGCGCCTCATGCTCCTGACCCTCAAAAGCCTGCAATGGAACCATGTCCATCGAATCAATGTTCTCCTGTGCAGGGTCTTTAGGTGTCGGCTCATCGTCCGGAATCCGCTTCATAATCCGGTCTACATCCCGTACACCAAGCGCATCGTACATATCACGATACACTTCGTACATATTGTGCATCTCCGGAGCCGCACCAGCCAACTGCAACTTGGTCTGAGCCAAAGCAATACGCTGAGATTGCGAGAATACGTTAGGATCAGACACCGGAACTACGTCTATCCGGTCGTCAAAATCAGTCCGCATCACCGTAGCGTCCGCACCCTCTACAGAATACGGGTATTCCTGCGGCAAGCTCTCACTCATCACACGCGCTAGGATTTTAAACTCCTGCTTCATGCCGTAATGAAGCCGCTTATGCACCGCGCTCATCACACGAGAGCCCTGCTCCAGCATCGCAATAGTCGTTCCGACCGCCGCGCCCTGATTTCCGTCGCCAACCTTCATGTCAGTAATGGTCGCAAACCGCTGACCAGCATCAACAACAAAACCCAACAGCGCAAATAGCGTCTGGTCCGGCCCCTTGAATGGCAACGGCATCAGGCTGTCACGAATAGCCCCTCCGGGAGCGTCCACATCGCGGAACTCACCGGGCTGAAGCGGGTCATCGTCATCTCTGATCCGTAGTCCGCGGGCTTTGAAACCCGCTGGGAGGTTGGACAACGTACCAGCGTCGATCAACTGCCTCAGTGCCGCCGTGGCGGTGCGTGACAACCCGCCAATGGTGTGAATAAGACCCAAACCATAGAAACCAAAGCCCGGAAGGAACTTAAAGTGCACAAAATATGCAATCTTGCGCTTCAGTTCATCTTCTTCGCGGTAATTACGCCTAATCGCCAGAATTTGCCCGTTGTCCTGACTAATTGTGACAACATATGGTACTTTAATGCCCGTCGGCTCACCGTCCTCGTCAACATCCTCATACCCGTCAATGTCCAAATCAACATGACACTCCAAAATGGTGCAGTCATAGTCAATCTGTGTGGGAGAAACACCGTCAATACGGTCCAACTCACTGTCCACACTGTCCATTTCCTCTTGAGCCGGGATCACCGGAATGTCCAAATAGAACCCAGCTACCTGCTTCTTACGCAAATCGTTCAACGACATACGCAAAACCTGCGTAATGTTCGGACAAGTGTCCAGATCAGCCGTGTCATACGGAACAACAAGGTTCTCAGCCGGGATAAACTTGCTTACCGCACGGCCCATTGTTTCATCATAGTAAACTTTTTTGAACGTACTGCCCGCCAATGGTAAATAAAACAGCATCTGGTCCATGTCAGGCGTGTAATCTTCCATCACACTCGTGACATAATAATTCATAAACTGCCTTACGCGCTGAGCTTGGGACTGCTTTTCTCTGGTCTCGCTTCCCATAATAGTAGTTCGCACGGGGCCGCTGGCTGGCAACAACTCATTGAACGCCTGCGCCTGAAACTGCGTAGCCGCCTCGGCAAGCAACGGGTGCGTGACACCGGACGCACCCCGGAAAGGTTGCGTTCTCTCGTCGTAAGTGAATCCCAAAAGTTCCAAACCGTTAGCATAAGCATCTGCCCACTCCTGCCTTCCCGCCTTGTTGGCATCAAACTCACCCAACAACTCGCCAGCAATCCGCCCAAGCTCACGCTCCGGCATCTCCTCGGCCAAGTTCAGGTAAAAATCATCACTCATCCCGCGCTGGTCTTCAGGATCAAAATCAATAGTAACACCACCGTCTTCTTCCGGCGTCACCTCAATGTCCATGTTCTCCGCCATGCCCTCAAAAGCTACGACGTTGTCGTCCATGCTGCCCGGAACCTCTAGCTCCACTTCAGCGGCCAAATCCTCCGGATCAAGCTGCGACGGGACATTCCTATCCACCATTCCAGCAATCGGTTTACGTGCCATTTAAATTCTCCTCTAAGCCCACCGTATCATAGACCCGCTCGTTTTTCTAGGCGCGTGGGCCGCGGGCCTAGTCGTACCTGTTAATATCAAAAAATCCCTGTGCATCACGCGGGAAGAAAATATCTATGCCCGTGTCCGGCGACTTAAAGCGCCTCTCCCCCGGCTCACGGCCCAAAACTACATCCAACTGGTCAAAAACAGCCTGATCTACCATCTTAGTTAGCTGCTGCGGCGTAGCATCTACACCAGCCTTTGCCAAAAGCTGGGCCCCAAAAGCGTTATTCCGCTTGTCCATCACAACATCCGCATCCGTCGCAGTACCCAAAATGGGCATATAACGATCAAACATCTCTCCCAAACCACCTACCTTGGTAGCCGTCTCAGGACCCATGTCCGCAGCCATCAAAGCCGTCTGCAACGCATGAGCCCGTGCATCCTCCAACTCCTGATAAGTCGGCATATCATGCCGCGGACGAGCCGCCCGCATCTGCTCAGTAGTGCTAGCGCCATATATCTCGCGCTCTACATCCGGATACCCATACTGATCTTCCAAAACTTGCTCAAATGTCGGGGACCCTTCCGGATAATACATAGCAGCACCCTCGCTGCCAGTACGAGCCGACTCACGAACAAGGCCCTGCTCCTTAGAACTAGGCAAATCTATGCGAGGGTCCAACAAAGCAGACATAATGCCCGCTTCCTCTACCGCCGGATTGCCGCCGTCCTGAAACCCTATCGGAGTTTGTGTTACCGTGCCGTCGTCGTTGATTTTTACGCGGCTAGGGACATGAATACCGTGTTTTCCCACCATAGCGCCGGGACCAAAAAGCTGGCCTTGCTCCAGCAACCCTAGTGCTTCAACGTCAGACATAGGAAACATAGGGTCCGCTAGCTGACTGTAAGGATTTGCCCGGTTGAACTCTTGCTCAAATTCTCCTGCAATTCGACCCTGTTTACGAGCAGGCTCCGTAAGTTCTAAATTATAACCCTCCTCCGTGGCAGCAGGCTGAAACTGCCCGTCACGGTAATCATAGCCCTGACCAAACTCATCATACGAAGGCCGTGTTGCGCGGTACGCGGCTGCCGGGTCGCTGGCCCCAAACATCATTTCATCCATAGACATCCCTGAAAAATCAGTTCCGCCCGCCCCAAGATTTACCGCAGAATCACCCATCAATAATAAGCCCTAACTTGTACGTTACCATCCGACTCGTCCCAGTCATCACTAGGCAGTTGAACAAAGTTACCCTGCCGGTAACGCATCAATGCCTGTGTCATGCTATCAACCAAATCGTCGTGCTCCCCGTTTGGAAATGCCGCCACCTCCTCTATCATCTCATCAGCAAAGACGGTGTCGGGGGCCCAAACCATACCGGACTCAAAAAGAGGCGACACAGAGTGAACTCTCGTTAGCTTATCATTTCCCTTGCTCGGCGTAAAGTTAACAACAGGTATGCCCATATTTCTTAATTCCTGCGTCAACGGCAAACCAGAAGCCTTCGCCTCAACAATTACCGTATCAGGCTCCCAGTATTGATATTGCTCCAAAGCCTCCTTCTTGAGCTCCGGAAAATCCCATCTATCTTTCTTACTGTCCAAAAGTATTAGTCCCGGAGGGCCCCCTGCCTCCTCTGGACGAAACACACCCCACGTTGTTATCGCGCTAAAGTCAGCCGTCTCGCGCTTACTAAACGCCGTGTCATAACTCTGAATGACATACTCCAAGCTAGGGATGCTGTCTTTCTCCCACTTGTTCCACCACTCACGGGGGATAATCGCGTTCTCCTCACCCGTCGGGTTCTGCTGATACTGCGCGTTCCACTTGCTCGGCGGGATAGATGCCTTGACCGCGGTCAGGTCTTCCAAAGACCAAAACTCCGGCCAGCACGGTTTGTCATCTTCAAAAATAGCCGGGAGCTCCACAACTTCCCATTGGTCAGCTAGAGGGTCTTTAGCCATCGCCCTTAAAAGCTGGCCCGTCATATCTTTTTCTGACCACCGGGTCTGGACCAAAACAATCGACCCACCCGGCTGGAGCCTCTGCCGGGGGCCCCCTGTGTACCAATCCCAAGCATCGTCAAAACCGTTTACCGACATCGCCGTCTGCTCAGAATGGGGGTCATCAATGATTACCAAGTCGCCACCACGACCCGCGAGATTGGAACCCACTCCGACGGCGTAGTACATCCCGCCAGCAGCAGTGTCCCAACGACCAGAAGCTTTACTATCAGAAGCCAGTTTAACATCAGGAAACACCTCTCTGTACTCGTCACTGTCCAAAAGATTTTTTGTCTTACGGCCAAAGTTGACCGCAAGTTCGGTTGTGTGCGTGGCCTGAATAATCTTCATTCGCGGGTTCTTGCCCATCATCCAAGCGGGGAACAAGAAGGATGCAAACTCTGATTTCGTATGACGAGGGGCCATGTTGATAATCAAACGCTTTAACTCGCCAGAAGCTACCCGCTCTAACTTTTCAGCAATGATTTTATGGTGCCGACCGGCAATGAACTCCGGCCACATAGATTTTACAAAAGGTAAAAACGTCTCTCTACAGGCTTCATTCTTCTCGATTTGAGCGAGTCGCAGGCGAAGCTTTAACTCCTGATCGGATACATCCATAGGGGGCCCCTAAATTGCACATATTATGTGCACAAATATGCACAATAATTAGACAGTTAACAAGCCCCGCGTATCTGCCTAATTATTAGGCAATGTTTCACGTGAAACATTCATACCGTTTTTCACATGATTATTTGTGAGAAACATGGCCCTAGCCCCCGTCCCGCCAGCCGTGGGCGGCGGCGCGGGGTGCGCGGATTTTTGGCGGA